AGGAGAGTACGAGCACGGCCTGCATCCACCAACCCTGACACCTCCAGGCTGTTCACGGGGGCTTCTCCCACCATCCCCAACATTTCGTTGACTGCTTCAAGTTCAGTTGTTGGTGTGTAGTTCATTCGTGGTTCTCTCCTCTATTGGAAAAGCGGGGGACCGGGTTTCCCCGACCCCCCATTGGTTCAGATTAAGCAGCAGCAGAACTCAGTTCGACAGCGCATTCAGGGCGCAGGATGCCATGCCCAACGGCGTACTTGGCAACCAGGAGGGTACCCTGACGGCGAATGTCGTACTCACCCTCCATAGCCAGATCGAGCAGCTTGACGGTACCGACAGCAGACTTGTGCTGGACCAGCCCCACAGTAGTGGTGAAGTCCCCATCGTACTTGTTGCCGAAGCTGTCAGCCACGGTGTCATTGGGGAGATGGTTGGCCTTGATGACCTTGATACCAGCCACTTCAAGGATCTTTGCCTTTGCATAGTCACCATTACCACCAGAGTAGTCGGTGTTCATGACCTTGTCGTGATCAAGGATCGCGTAGTACTCGGCAGGCCGGAGGTACACGACACGTTCAGACTCGGGAACATCCTTCTCATCCAATACCTGTGCAGCAGCGTAGATGCTGTCCACGATGGCATCAGCCTTGTCCTTGCGGGTGGCAGAAGCCATTGCAGCGTTCTTGATGGTAGTACCACCAAAGCCGCCGTCCACAGTGGCAGCAGCACGAGCAGCCAAGATGCCCATACGCAATACGTTCTTGTCAAACACGTTGGCGAGGGCGCGACCATTCTCCGTGGAGTAGATGGAGCGGACCTCATAGTGGTTCTTGGCCTCATCGATCAGAGGGATGAAGGCATCAGCGATCAAGAGGTCATCGATGGTGATGATGCGCTCGTTGTGCTTGATTACCTGACCCTGGATCTCAGTGCCGGGAGTGTGGTAACGGGCATCAGTCTTCCAGGTAGCAGGAAAGGATGCGGACTTACCATTTTTGATGTTACGAATGACGTGGTTCTCACGGGTGACGCAGGTTTCCTCGAAGGCGGTCAGAACTTCACCACCATACTGCTTCAGAAACAACGCATCATCAGCCCCAGTTCCATTGATCATCCCTAAGCGGGACGGAGTAGCATCAGCCATTTTGAATCTCCTTTAAGTTTTGATGTGTGTTAGGTGTGTGTCCACCCACCACAGTACAACACTCAAAGTTCTCGAAGTTGTCCTCAGTACATCATGCCTCAGCACTCCATATTGAGGGCTTTTCAAACTCCTCTGTATGTTCTGGATGGTTGTAATTGAAATCCAGTGCGGGGCTTATACTGATCAGGATGCCCACTCTGGAGTTATTCAAGATTAGAAGTTCGTGTTCTGCAGCTTCTTAGCTACCTTGTTCCGATATGCTTCATCCTCTTTGTAGCGAGGATCGCGCATCGCACGAACCATTTCAGCACGGGACTGGTAGCCCTGAGTGTCAGAACTCACATTCCCGTTGCCTCCCAGGAGTTTGGGAGGCGTACCGTAGGCTGCCTTGTAATCTGCAGCCAGTCCTTTTGCGGCCATCAGGGCCAGTTGTTCATTCCGGCTGGTGATGAGGGTGTCGTACTCCTTGATGAACTCAGCAGGCTTGTTCAACTTGGCCCACTCAATCATCTTGGCGTATTCATCAGCACCCCCAACGGTTTCATGTACGGTGGATACAAAGGCCTCAGTGAGAGCCTCCTGGCCCTTGATGTACGTATCAACGACATTCTTGGGGAGGCCAGCAGCTTCGAGTTCCTTGTAATCGTCCTCGGTCAGGGCACCGTTCTCAGTGTATGACTGTTCATATTTTGATAGATCGAGACCTTTGGAAGCTAGGGTTTCTTCAGCGTCAGTACTGTCTGTGTCTCCTTTGCTTTCATCAGTTCCGTCCTCACCAGTTGACTCAGTGGTATCTCGGGCTCCTCCAAGCTTCTTTTCAAGCTCTTGGTAGCTACGGACCATATCTTCAACGGACTTAAACTTTTCAGGGAGACCAGCAGGCCTGTCTTCAGCTCCAGTAGCACCGTCACCAGCAGTATCAGGAGCAGCTTCCCCGCTTTCTTCAGCAGCTGTACCACTTTGTCCTTCATACTTTCGTACCATTTCTTCATTGTGTTTCTCCTCTTCGGGAGTCGTGTCTTCGTGTTCAGTGAAATCGACTTGCATATTAGTGCTCCTGTTAATGGTCAACCCGAGTGATCTTATTCACCACCTTTCCCTGGTTCTCAGGGGGAGTTGCAGGGGCTTTAGTTTTCTTGGGAGATGTCTTCTTTGTCTTCTTGGTATCCTTCTCACCCATTAGGGTTACCTCCTTGTGATTCAACATTCTTCTGGAACACACCTCCAGCTTGCTTGACAGCTTCAGGTCCAAGCATGGCCATCATCTGTTGCTGCTGTGCGGCCTGTTCAGCCATCTGGATCTCTTCAGGCGTCTTGATGAGCCCCTTCATGTCAATGCCCAGGCTCACCCCTGTGCGGCTGATGAACTCACCCATGTTCATGTACTGAGCAAGTGTCTCAGGTCCGAGAGGAGCCATGGCCTGTGTGAATGTCTGCAGCTTCTGTAGATCATGCCCACGCCCCAGAGCTTCGAGACCAGTCACAATACTTGGTGTGACCATGTCATTGGGCCAAGGGGCAATCTTTCGTGCTCTCTGTAGCTGCTTGATCAACAGTATGATGTATGGGTGCTGGAACTCAACACTCAACAGGCTGTAGATGCCACCAAGCTGTTCTTCAAGGTTGGCAGCCAATAGCCGGATCTCTTCAGCTGTGACCCGTTCTGCGTCTCTCTGGATTGATGTGGTCATGAGGAACGCACGGGACAGCCGCTGTTCCAGACGGGCAATAGCGGTCTCGACAGTCTTGAAGTCGTTGTGCTTGTCAGCATGGAGAGTATCCACGTCTTCCCGATTACCCTGGATGATTGAACAGTTCCTTGCTTCGGCAATCGTCCGAGCCTTAGTGACTCCGTTGGGGTTCACCATGAAGAGGAGCTTTGCTGCTCCTGCTGCGCCTTCAACAATGGACTGCCACAGACTGTTCAAACTCTTGAGGTCACCCAAGTACTCTTCAACATACCCACGGCCATACGCCTCTTTGTCTACCTTAGACCACCGTAGAGCCATCCAAGGACACATACCTTTCTTGTAGGTGCCACGGCTCTCAGGCACTTCCACACCGTTGATTTCCTGATAGACCTCACTGCTACGGTCCTGATTGAACTTGATGTGGGTGTAGAGGCGAAGGGTCTTCTGCTTCTCTTCTGTGACTTCTTCCTCATTCAGCCCACAGGCTTCCTTGGTGTCCTCATCCAGCTCTTCAGGTGCCACACCTTCCTCGACAACGATTTCCAGCACGGTACCCGAAGGTGACCGCCTGATCACATATGAATCCAGCGGATACATACGTATGGTGGAGGAGTAGTCCTCTTTGTAGAGGAGCGTATTCCCGCCCACGACAAGGTGCTTCACGGCTTCACCCATGGTCACCCGGTCGGCCGATGCCTCGATGTATTGCTTGATCGATTGCTCTTCCCGGCTGAGTCCTTCCTGTATCTCCCGAGCAGCATCAGTCTGCTGGTTCTGTTTGAGTTCGGACTTGATCCCAGGATCTGGGTCCAATCTGAAGAAGGGACTGTTGGGTGGAAGCAGGGTAAGGAGCAGCTTGGCTGCGAGATTGTTGACACCCTCGGCACCTATGGACTGCCAGGGAGTCTCAAAGTCAGAGTATCCGGTGTGACTGTCAGGTGGTATCAGACTGGGAATGGTGAGTTCTGAGCATTCACGTGCACGTCTGAGGAAGGGTTCACGGGCTGTCTGAAGCTGTTCGTACCGGTGCTGCGCTGCACCTTTCGCTTCGTTCATTGTTATGCTCCCAGGCCGCTGGCGGTGTTACCACCTGCGCCAACATCAACAGCAGAGCGGTCAATGATCAGGGCCTTCTTTCCGCGCTTCTTCTTTTTCTTCATGTCGTCCTTTTCCACGTCAAGATCAGGAGCGAGAGGCGGCGGGTCCGGAGGGGGTGGGGGAGCAGCTTCACCACCGCCACCACCGCCACACATCAGGTACATAAGTTCAATCATTGATGACCTCCAAAAGTTGGTTGCGCTCCTCGTTGGCCCGTTCCTGGATATAAGCCAGGACACGCTGCTCACCGATGCGGATGTAGGGAGCGTTTGGCTCACGGTGCATCTCGGACAAGGAGACATGTTTATTGGGGAATAGTTCTTTCAACTCTTCGTAGACATGTGCGTACGACATGACTTGGTACTCCTGCATTATTATTATGAGGGAGAGATCAGGGCATACGTTCCCCGCCTCTCCCATTTCAGTGTTGTTGTGGAGGAGGATCCATACAGTTAATATATACCCCCTCCTAAGGTATCCCTCATTCTGAGGTACGGACCTAAGTTTCTAAGGTTGACCTGAGATGCTGGTCCTTATGGGTTAGACCATAAGCAGCACAGCTAGGGTAGACCTAAGGTAGACCTAAAGGTAATCCTAAGATGCCTCATTCTGAGGTGTCTAAGGTGTCTGAGACTGTATGCCTCTCTCCCTTATGGGGCACTCCGTCGATGGGATGGAATATCAGGTACTTACAAAGGCCCTAATCACGGTACTTCATGTAGTTGAAGTGGGCCACTTTAGGTGTGCCTGCGCCCAGGTGGGTGTTGTAGTGATCCTTCCAGTAATGAGCGAGACCCCAGTCATCATCAGCATCCGGGAGAGCTTCAGGCACCCGGTAGTAGTGCAGCCTCGCCATCACAATTTGGTAGCGGAGATCGTACCTGAGCCGGTCTGCTGTACAATCCTTAAAGGTGTACTCTAAGTAATCACCTAAAGTGTCTTTATACTTAACAAAGTTAGCGTAGATATCATCATGGGTGTTGGGTTCCATCTGGAAGATGCCTAGAGCTGGACCGCCAACCTGTTCGATGTAGGTGCCCATGTGGCTTTCCTGGGCAGCAGTCAGCAGCAAGAGGTTGACCGCACGATCATCCGAGGGGATGCCTGTGCATGCCTCGAGATCATCCAGCGTATTCCAGATCAGTCGTTTGAGCTGTGTTGTGTTGATGCTCATGGTGTGTGTCTCCTTATTTGAGTTTGAAGATGTGTTGATTGGCGGTGGCGAGTGTGACGCCGTGCTCCACATCACCAGGACCAGCATCGCTATCATACTGACCAGTCTTGACGTAACTGAGCCAGAACCGGATACTGTCTGGAACATCTTCGAGCTGGTATCTGGTGAAGAGCCATATTGGTTTTTGTGATGAGTCCAGCCGATCAATGAGATGCCGGAGATCCAGCAGATCTTGGTCAAGGGGTTCACCTCCAAGTATCCAGATGTTGTCAATCAGTGCGCACTGCGCCTTCTGAACGAGACGAGGGAGGAGCACCCTGTACGGTGTGCCCTGGTTGAACTCCCATGATTCCGGGTTGTGGCACCCTGGGCAGTGAGGAGCTTTACACCCCGCCACATATATCTCCAGGGCGTTGTGTTGTAGGCCGATCTCGGTGCCTATGATGTTCATATGTGTGTGTCCTCCAAATGAAGAGGGAGAGCCGTTAAGCCCTCCCCCTCTGTTGGTTAGTAGAATTGCCGGTTGGGAAAGTCTTCTTCCCGTCTGACCTCATGCCAGTTCTTGACGTTGGTCAGGAAGCCCACAACACGCATATACTGGTCTGTGATAGGCTTTCCGCATATTTGACATGTCCCACTGCCTCCGACCGTCATATGGCCGTCCTCGCAACGATTAAGCACAAAGCAGGGTGACCAGTAGATGACACCCTTCTTGGCTGC